ATGCTGACCGTTAAGCAGATAGAAGCAGCAAAGCCAAAGGAAAGGCCATACCGACTACTGGACAGCAACGGCCTCTATCTGTACGTGCCCGTCTCCGGCAGGAAGGTGTGGCAGATGCGTTACAAGATTGACGGGAAGGAAAAGGTTTTAACGGTGGGGAAGTATCCACTGATGTCTTTGCAGGAAGCGAGGGATAAAGCCTGGAACGCCAGAAAGGAAGTGTCTGATGGTGTGGACCCTGTGAAGGCAAAGAAGCTGGCGGTTGCTGATAACACCTTCGGGGCCATATACGCCGAATGGTACGATCACAAAAGACAGGTGTGGTCTGCGGGTTACGGAGACGAGCTATCCCGCATGTTCCGCGATGACATCCTTCCAATGATTGGCGACATGGATATTAACGACATCGAGCCAATGAAGATTCTGGAGGTCATTCGCCTTTTTGAGTCCCGCGGTGCGATGGAGCGGGCCAATAAAGCCCGGCGCAGGTGCGGCGAAGTATTCCGGTACGCGATAATCACCGGGCGAGCCAAGTACAACCCGGCTCCTGACCTGGCTGATGCAATGAAGGGATACAGGAAAAAGAACTACCCATTCCTGCCCGCCGACCAGATCCCCGCGTTTAATAAAGCTCTGGCTAGCTTCTCCGGGAGCATCGTTTCAAAGGTAGCAACTCAGGTTCTTCAGTATACGGCGCTCCGTACTATCGAACTGCGCTCTATGCTATGGAAGAACATCGACTTTGAAACTAGGACAATCACCATTTCCGAAGAAGTGATGAAAGGCCGCCGAATTCACCTCGTGCCGATGTCACAACAGGTAGTCGATTTGCTTGAGGGAATAAAGCCCATTACGGGGCCTATATCTGATTTTGTGTTTGCCGGAAGGAATGACAAAAAGAAGTCCATAAGCGAAAACGCCGTTCTTCTGGTCATCAGGCAGATTGGATATGAGGGATTGGCAAGCGGGCACGGATTCAGACACCAGTTCAGCACAGTCATGAACGAGCACGAATGGCCTGCCGATGCCATTGAGAAACAGCTTGCGCACGCTAACAGCGGCTCTGTACGCGGCATCTATAACCATGCACAGTACCTGGAAAAGCGCCGAGAGATGATGCAGTGGTGGGCAGATTGGATAGATGGGAATAACCCTACCCCTCAAGCTTAAACTCATCATCAAACCGTTCGCTCTGCAAACTCTCAAGTGACATCAGATACAGCAGACCAGCCCGTAGCGACGTCGGGCGCTCAAACTCAAGCCAGAAGCAATCGTCATACGTGCGGCCAAACCAGTAGCCGCCACCGCACGGTTTGGGTCGCTGGAAGAATACCCACTGGCCTGAGTGGTACACATCCAGCGATTCTCCCCGGTGCACTATCTGATAGTTCGCGTCTTTGCCGCCCATCACAACCTCAATACTGTTTGTATATACAGTATTATTTGATCAGCTAACGATAATGATCAACCTCTGCGGAAGGGTAAATCGTCAGGGCAATGATCTGGCGGGAAATTTAGCTTGCGGGTGGGATAGCCCAGGTAATGTCAGGCGCGGTGCTGGTATCAATCCTGTTAACAGCAACTGAGTATTGCTTCCACTTCTTCAACAGCGCAATCTCTGCATCTGTTGCATCATCGATGTCGACAGCATTTTGAAGCGGTGCAATCGCGATTTGCGCATCAGCCTGACGACTGGCTTTTTCTGCTTTTGCGAGAGAAATATACTCATCTTTTGTTGGCAACGGTGGCGGGATAAGCACAGGATACCCATCTTTATCTGCTGATATCACTGAACCCTCGCCATTCCCCTTAAGAAGCTCATCCCTTTTTTCTTCCGTTATTTCTATTAAGTCTGATGGCCATGAGTCAGGCTGCTGATACGATTCCTTTTGTGACTCTCTGTAAAAACCCAGTTTTGATGCGCTGAAATAGAATTTATCTTCCATCTTAATACCCCAAGGCAACATAGGTGCCAGTTCTTGATGCTGTATCTGTGTTACCCTTTCTAATCACACCAGTAGTCGCCGTTAATGACGAAAACCCTATCTGTTGGTCCGATGCGCCGGTGGGGGTGGGAACTAGTGCAATGCATGTCGTAGGGAACGCCTCTGTGAAAGTCACTGTCTGAGTTGAACTCGCTGCTGAACCCAGTGAAAACGAACCAAATTGAATCTTAAAACCGCCGGGAATATTCTTCACACCCGATGTTGCTGTCAATGATTGAGAAAAGTATGTCATATCTGGAATCTGATTAGTACCAGTGCCAACAGCTCGTTTCGCGGCTTCTCCCAAACCAAGGTTTGCGAGAGTCGCAGCGACAGCGACCGGGCCTGCCGCTGCTATTTCAGATAGGTTGTTTGAGGCCAGCAAATACCCCTGGTCAGTTATATTTGTAGCGTCTCCATATACAGTGGCTCTTTTCCCTGTGGCAATCGACACCCCTGCTCCTGACGGGGTTTTTACAGTAATTGCGAAAGAACCTGTGCAGTTGTTAACTACAGTCCACGCCTTGCGCCATGCGGGTACGATGATGTTGATATTTGCTGTTAGCGCCCCTGATAGCTCAATACGATCACGGGCAGCCTGAAGGGATGTCAGCGTAACGTTTGCTGCTGCAAGGCCTGTAATCGCTGTCACGCCATAAAATGCAGAAGGAACCCAACCCGTCAGCGATCCATTTGTTACTTCTGGGTTTGTTGAGTTTGCTTCAGATGTGTTTATCCAGTAGCCAGCACCATCCGTTGAGAGAACCTTAGCCCCTACCGGATAGCCTCCCACCGTTGTGGAAAATGCCGCATCGTATGCATATCCAGCACCTGCGCTAGCCCATCGTGCAATTGAAGCAAGCTCGAACAGGATCTGATTCATATCCTGACCTTTCGGTGGTAACCCCCCGGCTGCCTTTAGTATCATTGTTACTGCCGGGAATCCTGCGTCATATGATGCAGTGTTATCGCCCGCAGGAGATGTAGGCAGCAATTCTTCTCGCTGACCATTTACAGCAAAAGGGACTGCCTGTTTTTTTGGTTCGTCTGTTCTGTTCATTATTAACCTTTGTAAAATGTTCCATCGTTAAACGGGTAGGCATCTTCTGCAAAGCCAAAGTAAGGCGGAACTAATTGCCGGGTTGTAATTAAAACTCCCTGCGGAACCGGAAGTACCTCGTAGTTTTTCAGAATTGCTTCTTCATATGGAACCAGAGCGAACTCGCAGACAAAGCCCATCCTCATATCGCCATAATCCACGCAGAATGCTTTTCCCCTTCCCTTGAATAGCATCGTTAGGAATCGGTTTATTTCACTGATGGTTGCTATACTGATGTTTGAGAAGGCCTTTGCTAAAACGAGTGTTCGGTATGCATCATCCGCAAGTCTTACTGTTTCTGTTTCCTGAATCCCTGCATAGAACGGCTCATCGTTGAACGGGGATGGATAATTATTGATATCGCCCTCGTCAGCTTCATAAAAGCCAAAGCTATTAGTTTCTATGTCAGCCTGAATATAACGAGAAACGTTAACAATCTTCCCCCATACATCCAGCCCATAAGTTCCGCACGTAGTTATGTCCCACACCTCTTCAATAAATTCATCAGTGAAGTCATCAAGGTTTATTGCCTGGTTAAATGTGTCGATTATTGCGAGGATTCTTTTGCTTGCGGAGTATTGCGTCAGAATGGTTTCTTGCCATTTCACACTTTCACCACCTCGATGTCGTCAAGCTGGATTGTAGGAACCTGGTCAATTCCGGCAGTTAATGACTGCGTAAATGTTGACCCGTCTGATGATATTGTTATTGAAAGGATGCTCATGTATTCGGGAGATATAGATATTACTGGTGCGTAATAGGTTCCACCGCTGATTCTTGCTCCAATTCTAGCCTTTGTAGACCCTTCATACGTTCCATTAAAGACACTAGCCACAACGTTCTTAATTTGTTCGGTTACGTCAGAAGGAAGATTGACGGTGTCGTTCTCAATCTGAACCTTTATGTACACGCGAAGAGGATCCACTCTTTCCCATTGCATTGTGTACTGGGGATACGGAGCACTGTAGTTCTCTTTATCTTCAACGATAAAGGTTGTATTCCCGTTAAGGTTTACACCAGGATTCTTCGTTGTAAATATCGCCTCCGCTACGTCTTCGTCTGTTCCGCCGTATACACCAACATAAAGGGAGTGACTTAACACCGGGAACCCTGTTGCTCCGCTTGTTACTGTGGCATCCGTCCTGTTAGACCAAACATAGGCATCAAGGACGCCATCTGTCGCCAGAAGGGCAGCAAGAGTCGATGCATCAGTGTTTCGCCCGCCACGCGCTACAGACTGTTTTCGGCGTGTCTCAAATGCCACTCGTGACTCAACGTCAATACCAATAACTCCTGCGGCATCATTTGTTATAGAGTCCCAGCCAGACACAGTGGCAAATATCTGATTTAGGGCCCCAACACCACACGGAATAGGCCCGGTAGTTATGTTTTGAAACTCAACATCAACACTACCAGTGGATCCAATAGTCGCTTCATTAATTGATGAATACGTATAGCCCGCATCATCCTGAGCCGTGCTTCCGGAGGGGATAACCGTGCCAACGGCCCCGGTGCATGATGCGGTTACTACCGTGCCTCTCGCGGCGATACGATCCATGTAATAGATGCGCCCGATTCCGTCCTGCCATCGACCTGTTGCATAGTCGGGGTTCATCTGATTGAACAGGCAAAGCAGAGCGTCATAATTTGTCGCGATGATTTCCGTATCTGACTGAGATATCTGTCCCTGTGGTGATGACAAAGATTGACTGGAACCGCCACCCATTGCTGAGTCCATATCTGTTAATCTGCCAGATAACACATCTGCAATATCAGGAACCAGCAACCCGGTCTCTGTTATCGTTACGCCGGGAACCGCTGTTTTTAGAGTTGTCATAAAATCGCCTGTGATTGGTTTCCGTCTGTATCTGTAATCCTGATAGCACCGCGCATCTGTCGCGTGTCTTTATCGAAAAACACGCTTGCCAGGGCCTGGTCTACAATCGGTAACTTTTTGGCTTCTGACTCCATCTTACGAGCTATAAATCCCGGCGTTGGCCGCGTTCCGAGCACCTCATCTTTCCAGGGAATGCCGAGAGTATTATCGAAGTAACATTCACCTGAAAATACGAGGCAGGCAGATGCAACATCCTGAGCTGCTGAGTAACCTGACTCAGCTATTGCCATGTTTCCGTTACCGTCAAGAATCAAGTCCCACGAAGAGGTATCGAGCTGCAAAGTTCTGTAGGTCATGATGGCTTGTCCGTAATGTCAGATGTCACTGTTGAACTGCCGCTCTGCACGCCTGCAACTGGATGTCGGTGTCCGTTATAATCATCTCTAAGTGCTTTGAGGGATGAAGATTGCGTTCCGGCGTTATCAGTAATATCACCATCGGCGGTTACTCTTCCGGTAAAGTGCGCCGTTGGCGAATCAACGAGAACACCGTTTGCCGCGGTAATATTTGCAGCACTGCATGTGATATTTACCGGGTTAGGCGATGTGATGTTTAACTCGCTGTCGGCGAACTCAATAAACTGCGTGGGCTCAGAGTTAATAATCCCACCGAGGTAGATCGCATCGGAAAGAGAGTGCTTTCTGTTGCTACCAGGCACTGATTCTTTTCTCGTCTTGCGGGCTACCGTAGTGTCGTTATCGCACACAGCAATCATGCCGATATCACCAACCACCGGGTTCATAATAATCGCGCTACTTCCTCTCTGGAGGCGCCAGACGGGGACATTAAAAACCTCTGACCCCATTATGATGGTGCGATCAGAGTTTCTGATTTCAGCAACAAGAGGTAATACATCTACAACAAGGTTTGGAGCGGCACCACGAACAGCGGTAACCTGAGCGTATTTTATGAAGTGATTGCCGGACAACATTCTGTCGAAAGCAAAAGCCTGAGCATCTGCATCACTGGACTGATTCGCAGCTGACGAGAATTCACGGTTCATCTTGCCGCCTCCGTAATTCGGAATGCTTGACACACTGAGTGCCAGTTACCGCCATCCGTCCATGAACTGAGGTAATGCTCAACAATACTGAGCCTATACAGCCCGCTCGCGTTAGGAAGTGACGTAATGAGATTCACATCGCGCCCCTGTGAAAGAAGTGGTGAAAATTGAGTCTGGAATGTTATCCCTCCTTGCGAGAATACTGGGTATCCTATAAGCCCATTCTCTGGGCCAACAGTTATTGCCGCAGTACCACTTGTCGACTTGTAAGGCCAGACAGTTACTACATTGTCAATTACTTGATACCATAGCTCATGCGCCAAGCATATATCTCTTATTTGGTCCATTGGACTACCACTGAAATACGGATTTGAGTGTTTTATTCCTTTTACACCTTCACTTCGGAAAGCATATCCTGACAATTTGCATATTGCCTCCAACATATTGGCTACATCGATATCACCAGAGAAGGAGAATGCGCTTGAAGATGAGGTGCGCAGAGACAATCCAGCAACTGCGTTGATAATAAGCGCCGTTTCTGGTTGTGCATTCATGTTTGCATAGCTTGCAAAAATGCCCCCGCTAAACATTTTTGTCTTTCCTGCATATACTTCAACGCCAATATTACCAATAGGGGCGAATACTCCCAATCCCTTTCCTGAAAGGACTGATAGAAGATCGGCACTTAATCCAAATATTGTTATCTCCGCATTTGTCCCACTGACATTTCCATATGAACCTACATGAAAGTTTGATTTAACTTCGTTTAATGAGAGCTTGTCATTCCCCCTACCATCAAAATCACCTGGCTTTACAGAGAAGTCATAACGAAGTGTTTTTTTGTTATACAAGTTCTGCCTCCGTTATGAAGTAGAGGGGATATCTTGACGATAGCCCCTCAAATGAAGGGTCACTTTGCCCCTCGTTGTCGAGAAAGAAAAGATCACCCTTAAACCCAAGGTATGAATATCTGACGATTTTATTAGCATAGAGGCACGGGACGCCTTGCATGACAGGAATCCCCGCAACATCCAGATCCATATACAGGAAGCTTTCTCTCTGTACCAGTCGGATAGTGCAATCCTGCCCATCCAATGTCACAGATATTGACTGCGATTTGATATTTTCGAGGGATATGATATTCATGTAATCCCGCCCTTGATGCTGCTAACTAATCCAGTTAATTTATCAGTGGCTGACGTCGCCACATCAACCAATGGTGATTTCACCGTGTCGATGGCAGATGTAAAACCCTGAGTAATAGAATCACTTATTGCCGATGTGGTTTCTCCTACGGCAGTTTTCAGGCTAGACCATGACTTTTGCAGCCCATCTATAGTGGATGGTTCTGCCGCTCCGTTTTTTGTATCTCCACCCGTACCTGTGCCCGCGTTAGATTTTTTGTCATCGGTCGGCTTTGATTTAGACTGACTACCTGAAAGAGCAACTTCCATTTGCTCAAGAACCTGCTGGAAAACAAGGCTAACAACCAGCATTGTTACGCCACGCTTACTGTTAACCGTGTAGCTGTAGTCAACCAGATCGTACCCTTCGTACAGGTCTTTTGGGGTGTCGATATCATAAGTGGCTGCTGTAGCTAGCATGGTCTTTATAGTATCTAGCGTTGCGCTCTGACTTGTAAAAGTTAGGTCGAAAATGTTCGGTATTGCACCTGAGTAACCCGTCAGACCATTTACAACCACGTCACAAGCAATGCGACCCGGCCTCATGACCTTGTTTATTGACTGATACTTACCAGTTTCTATCGGGGCTGTGATAATGGAAGCGCCGCCCGATGGCTGAATTGAAGCCATTCCACTGAATTCAAGTGCGGTTTCTGATGTTCCGCTCTTTTTAATGGAGTAAGATGGGTGCAGAATCCCATTTATTATTGATAACGGCGACCCGCCACCAATGGCATTAAATATATCAGCCGTATTTAGGTCAATAATGCTCATGGCATCTCCGGGCAATAAAAAACCCGCCGAAGCGGGTTGTAAGACTTATAATATCGAATAGGTACTAGTTGAAAACAACCAACCCGAGTGTAATATTCAGTTAATAAATTTTTCGCAGGGGCTCTTTCCAGTCGCTTCCTAGCCTAGATAGATTCCAGCATGATTCTGCCACGGAGGCTATCAGTGATCTATCTTGTGGGGATATGCCGGGTAAGTCTTGAATGTTGTTAATCAACGACTCTAATCCCACCCCCTTTTTTTGAGATAGTGCAGATTTTTCACACATATCCCTGACAACCATATCATACTCAGCCTGTTGATATGGATGAGACCCGACTGTTACTATATAGGAGTTTTTTAGAGAGTAATTGTAATTGCTTACTTCTAAATTCCTTTTACAATCAGGTTCGGTAAGGCATTTCTCCTCAGCAGCCTTTTCTTGTTCTCTTTTTTTCGACTCGAAATAGTCAATCCCTTGGTCGTGTTTATGTGCCCACGCATTGTAATAACATGACCCATCCCACCCACATGCGATGGCATCTGGAACTACAAGAATTTCTCCAGTCTCTTCCTTGTAGTGCTCCTTTAGCTTTTTAACTGTCCACTTTTCGCCATATCTGGTTTTATGCTCTTCGTTATCAAATGCTCTTTGCTGCTGCTGAGGAGTTGGCAGCGAAGCGCATCCAGATGTTAAAATTATAAAAACTGAGGCAATAGCTAATTTATTAATCCGCATGTCATCCATTTCCTGATATAAACGCACCGTTTGTTGAACTTCGACGAGCCTGCTGGATTATACCATCCATTAGCTGATCTACCGTCTGAGGGTTGGTATTTACCTCAACCTTTCCGATGTGAGTAGTGCTTGTCTGGCTATTGTCACTGCTTTGCGGTGCGTCAGGTATAGCCGAGAGTGCGGCCATTTGCGAGAGGTCGCTGCCGTAGTTCTTGGATACCCTGCCAACGTAATTTGCCGTTTCTGAATTCATGGTGTTTGGATTTGAACCTGCCTTAATCCACCTGTCCAGAGCTGTCGGACCAACGTTATAGGCCTTCAGAGCCAGGTCTACGTTTCCGCCATACCTGTTAATGAGCTGGTTGAGGTACTTTCTTGCCGCCTCTCTGGACTTGGCTGGGTCTCGCCTCTCATCCACCTGGCCATCTACCCTTAATCCCATGTCACGTGCCGTCCCTGACATAAACTGATATGGCCCTGTCGCTCCAGCGCGAGATACCGCATTAGGATTACCTCCGCTCTCAGCATGCATTACTGCATCCAGAAGGCGTTCCTCATCGTACGAGCCAGACCCTTTCATGGCGCCAAAAATATCTTTGTCTTTATTGGCCTTCCACAATTCCCATACAGGATTGCCCTTCAATTTTTCATCCAACCATGCAGGGGCATCTACTTCTGATTTGTTAAACCCGGAGAAGATATTGAAGTTATCAGTTACCTGCCCCCAGTCATGTATGGCATTTTTATTCCCCTGTAGCGCTGATGAAAACTGCCGCACCCATTTATCAGACTCCTTGAAGAAATCGATAACATTGCCGCCATTACTGCTCACCCACTGATTGAAGGTGTTCATGACGTCAATGATGTCAGGGCCGAAGGCAAGGAGCAGATTATTGCCAATACTCTCTGTTGACTGCCCGAGCCGAGTCATCATCTCATTCGCCTCGCGAGCCGTTTTTATCATCTGATCGTTAACGCTGGAGTTTTGAGAAAACTTTGACTGCTGGCTGTCCAGGCTGCCATTTAGAATTGATGGGAGAATACTTGAGTCAAGCCCCAGCATCTGCGCATACGTCTGAGCCTGCGATTTTGGCAGCTTTCTTAATGCCGCCTCCATGTTTTTGAACATCTCCTCAGGAGAGCCTGTCCCGATAATATTCACTCCCGCCTGAGCCTCAAGCCTGCGGATAGAAACTGTGGTTTCGTCAGGGTTCATCATCCCGGCATCGAACTGGTTTTGTGCGTTCTTCATCTTTCCAAGTGCACTAACCACAGAGTCACCGGAAGCTCCTGCTGATTGAGCAGCCTTTTTCCATCCATCCAGGCTTCTTGCAGACACATCGAGATTACTGGAGGCATTGCCCAAATCCACCAGGTTTTTCGTGGATGACTCAAATAGTCTGCGTGTGCCCTCAATTGATAGAGCCAGCCCAAGGAATTTGGCCGCTCCTGTTGCTACGCTACCGAATGCCTGCCCACCTTCCTTCCCAAATTCTTTCGCGCCCTTTGCTACGCCGTAAAATCCGCCACTCAGCAGACCGAAAGGTCGCTTGGTGTCTTCAGCGGTGCGCTTGACGCTTTGGCCCATTTTACCAACTTCAGTGCCAACCTTCTTGCTGCTGTCGGATGCTTCATCCATTGACCCTGTTACGGTCTTTTCTAAATCCTTCGCTCCCTGTTCTACCTTCTTCTTGCCAGAGATGAATTCATCGGCTTTTACCGTGACCTTGTATGCCAGCTCTTCAATAATCATCGGTCTTTACTCATGTGCAGCCGCCAGGCAGTTTGGTTATGCGCATCAACCGCGATCACTTCAAGCAGGTTGTACATATCCAGCAGGGAAAACTCGTTTTGCAGTTGCGCATACGTGGCTTTCCCTGAGCATATAACGGCGTTAATGCTGGCTGGAATATTGACAGTGGAGACTAACTTGCTTGGTGGTTCAGGCGTTTGAAGGCGCGGGAATTTCACCCGGCGGCGAGTGATAAAAAACTGAAGTTCAGTTCAAGAACCTTATCCTTTAGTTTGCGCAGCGTAGCTATCTCTTCAAAGTCGATTTTTTCAACGTCACGACTCACTTGCTGGCCTTCGTGCGTAATGACTGCTTTAACCGTCGACAGCAACTTGTCAGAGATATAACGCGATGTAGCAGCTGGTGCGGCAGCAAGAACAGACATACCAACGGTTGCCAGACCTGCGATACCCATCGAAACAACGTCGGCCGGCAGAGAGTTAAATTCACCTTGCCCCATGGCACGGTAGATTTCCTCTGAAAGCTCTTCTGCGTCCCAGGCTGACATCTCAGTAATCTGAAATTCTTTGCCTTTATCCCTACCATCCTCTGCAATGAATGTGATTATTTTTCTGCTCATTTTGCTGGGCTCGGTGTCACTGACTCAAAGTGGAATACAGCAGGCCGTGGCTGAAGTACACGCTTGCCCGGAGGAGTCTGCGTCCACGTGAACAGGACGCCATTTACAAAGTTATACTTCGTTTTTAGGGAGGGAATAATCAACGTTGCATTGCACGCAAACTTGCTGATAGCGGTGCGCTCCGCTGCGTACCACTTATCAATGAGCGTCCCGGCGTTAGATGTAGGCATGAGGTTGATAGTGAAATCCTGCGGGTTGAAGATGAAGCCAGCATGATACTTACCGTCTGCTGACATCATATCTTCAGCGTTCTGCAGCGCTCCGGCTTCAAACATGTCCTCTGCCGCATAGTCATCGACGTCAAACCCGCCAGGGTAAAACGATGGTACGACAATGCTTAGTTTGGAGTTGGCACTGGTAATGTCGATTGGCATCGTAAAATCCTTACAGAATGTTGGTTGAGGTCATGTTGATGCTTTGGATCAGCTGACCATCGACATAATAGAAAATAGCCCCATCGAGACTGCGCTCTGTTCGTGATGCGCCTGTCTGCTCAGGGATGAAGAAGTACCAGCCGTCTGTGTACAGTACGCTTGAAATATCTGAACCCACCGCATCATTCACGATGTTGATTTGAGCCTGATCCAAAGTCACGCCCGCACGAATGGCACCAAAATTTTTCGCAGTAGTGGCTACGTCAATCACTGCCGCTGAGATGGAGGCATACCCTGTTGGGTTGAACGCGTAAGAGGCATTGTTGGTGAACAGGTTTGCAAAGGCAGCGACCAGATTGGCATTAATCCATACCTGGCTAATGAAACTGTCCAGCCACAGGTATTTACCAGTGATCGCACCATCAGAGACGTACTGCTTCATCGTTTTGTTCTGACTGTATGCGCCATAGAAGTTATACCCGTTTGACTCCAGCGCGGCAGCGGCAGCGTTATCGCTAACATTCGGCGCAATTCCTGCAAAGGAACGAAACTTGTATGACACACGGCCATTAGTACGGCTGAAGTTCAGTGACGCGGAGTATGCCAGCGCCAGCACGGCATAAAGGTACGACCCATATACGGGAAACACATTCTCATAGCCGTTAGCGACAACGACACTCTGCTGGAATGTTGAGGCATTGTCTGCAACTGTCGCCGCTTCTGAATCGTCGTTATACACGTACCCATAACGGTTATCTGAAGCGCTCACCCAGGCACACAACTCTTCTTTCTGTTCATCGTCAAAATCGACAAGCGAAGCAGTAAGAACCCAATCCTGATTCTGATTAACAATGCCTTCCATCGTGTCGGTGATGCTTGTTGCGGCTGCGCCTGGTGATGTGGTGGCAGCCGTGGCCGCAGTAAGCTTGAGCGCCGTTGAAGCTGCACCTGGAACTGCGACTGAAACTTCGCTTGCTGCTCCTGTTGTAGCGGAACGAATGATGAAGCGGCTTTGCACCGGGAGCCAGTCAACTGTCACTCCACTGCCAAATGCTGCTGCAATGGCTGTTGCAGCATCAGTGAAGCTGGTCGCCGAAGCGAGATTAATGGATGTGCTGGTTTTTGATGCACCATCCAGGGTCAGGGTAATAGTTCCTGTAACTCCCAGTAGCGCTGAAATCTTCACCCCCTTGAAACTTCCTGAGAGTAACCACCCTTCTACCGCATATTCAGAAAGGCGCCCAAACAGGATGCCGCCTGGGCGCACGGTGGAATTGTCGTACCCGGACATATAAAGAGATGCCGCCAGATACTCTCGGCTTGTTGTTCCAAGCGCCAGACCGACATCCGATGCACTGGTGAACCCTGAAACCTTACCAACTGGCAGCAGCTCATTGTCGGAAAGCAGCAGCCCGTATACATCTAATGCTGTGCCTGCTGCATTTACTGTAGATGGCGTGATATTAAAATCGCGCCGTAATGGAATTTTGCTCATGTGGTCGCCTTATCAGCATTATTAACTGTGAATTTAGCCTGGTCGTAGTAGTCCTGTGGGGCATCTATAGTGATATGAACCTGAAGCGATACTGTGAGCATGTAACGCTCCTGCCACTGGTTTTCGGCGTTGATCATCGGTGCCTGAATTGCCTCAGTGCTGTAAAGCGGAGCAACGCGGGTATCTAACGCTTTGATGGCGTCATAGGCATATCCAGTGCGGAACAGAGTCTCCAGAGCGATAGCGCGGTCACCGGCATTGTCGCCGTAGATATCGATCTGAATATCGGCCTGCCTTACCTCGGTGAAGCCGATGGCACTCGTTGACTGACTGCCCGTGTCTTTGTTGATTTCACGACTAGTTGAAAGTCGTTTAAAACGCAATGGCGTCAGGATACAAAAAGCCCCCTTATCCATAGGCACCCGGTTAGCCTGAGCCTGTTCGCACGTTCCGATAAATGGCTCTGCAAAGTTAGCCAAGACATCAATCACGTTATCAACTGTCATGTCATTCATGGCGTCACCTGCAACTGAACCAACAACCGACACCAATCAGGCCAAAGTTCTAACGGTTCGATCACCAGCCATGTTTCGCTACCGATAACGAACAGGTCTCCACCAATGACCCTCTCGCGATTAGCCCCGTAAAAGTTGCCATCGACATGAATTGACTTAAGTAATCCTTGCAAATTCATGCCATCAACGTGTTTAAGGTCTTGTCCAGAAAGTGGCTGCAATTGAATGGTAATTGACTGGTCTGGTAAGTACTTCGGAACTTGTTTACGACCTGCGCCGACTTCAAACCCATCAGATACACGAACCGTTGCTGAAATAAATGGATTGATTTGACCAATGGCAGATTTAACTATCCGATGTAGGTTCAATGTTTCCCACCTCGTAATTGACGTCGCCGATCATGACCTTGGTATCAACCAGTGGCTTGGTGGATTGATTCCCGCGTTCCTTTCGTAACTCGATAGTCAGTGGCGCAAGCGCTGGCTCCATCAGTGTTGCAATGGACTCTTGTACGTCACCTTTAATCTGAGCCCCAACTACCTCCAGAACTTGAGATGTATCAATGCCAGCCCTAATTCCTCGCCCAACAGTTGCCGCCCATTCAACAGACTTCTCACTGATAGCATTTCGGAAGAATGGACGAGGAGACCTGTTTTTGCGCGGGTCTCCCCATTCATTATCTGCCGCTACCTGAGCAACACTTTCTCCGCCCGGATAAGTAGCACCGTCAACAAATCCAACCTTGACCTGTTTGGATTCGAGCGTCTTACCAACCTGCTCAAGGAAATTTAAAATCTTTCCAGCCATTTTTCAGCACCCCGGATAGTAGTTAGCCATGCGATATACTTTCGTCGCCTGCCAGAACTCCATGCCGTATTGGCTCTGCGTGTACCACATGTAGCGAAACTCAACCTGACCAGCATCAGAGGAAACGGAGACGCTTCCTTCTGACGCTGATGAGATGCGCCCCACCATTCCTGTGCCGCCATTACCGTTCGCATCTCCATATCGCACGGACGCCAAATGAGCCATAAGCAAATAGAGCAAACGCTCACGCTTTATGACGTCATCTACGAGGGAGAAATCAGAGTTGTTCAGGTAGTCGGTGGCTTGGTCAAACAGGAATGGCAGGGTTTCGTCAGTTACATTGGAAAACTCAGGGAACATGGCGCGGAACTTGGGGATATCCAGAACCACGATCGCCATGGGTTATTCCTCTTTGTCTTCCTTCACATCAGCAGTTTCTTTCGATGCCTGCTCAAGGCCGGTTTTGACACTGGTGCGCTCCAGCGTTGCATCCGCCAGGGACTTTTCATCAGAAACAGCGAACACGATGCCGTTTTTAATGAACTTCGAATCTTTATGATTCTTCTCGAAGGTTTCCCAAGCATCAGCAGGGACGTCTTTTGTCATGCCGAAGCCGTTAACCAGAGCGGACGAGTTAGCGCCCGCCAGCGTGATGACCAGATCGCCATGTCGGAATGACAAGCCGTTTGGCAACTTACAGCCGATTACGTACGTTGAAGATTTAGCCATTGCTTACACTCCCAGCATCTGAGCAAACAGGGTTGGCATCGTAACGACTGCGCCGTAAGTGGTGCCAGAGTGCTTCTGCTTCCAGCTTGATGTCATAGTGATAACCGGATGAGCACGCAGCTTTTCGCTATATGCGCAATAACCGGCATTCTGACCCTGAGCAGTTTCTACGAACATCTGAACCAACTCGCCAGCATCAGTGCTGTACTGAGGAGCGACTTCGATTCGAATGTTAGTGAACGTGTCTTTCACCATCTTCTCTACGGTGTTACCAAACACTTCGTTAGCGCGTTTGAAGTAAACGGAACTGGTTGGGCTCATCGCCAGAACCAGAGGAGAAGCCATATCTACGCCGTCACCCACCGCGCCGTTGTTACGCTCTACCAAATCGGCATACAGAGCCAGAACGTCGTTATAAATATCGACGACCTGCTTTGTAGGCCATGTAGTTGCGCCGCCGACAGTGGCCGGCGTGATTGGAGTTGGCAGGTCTGGGTCATTCAGGATGCCGTAATTCAGCAGGCCGGACACGCCGTAGAAGTAGAACTTGTTCTGCGCCTGATTGAGAGTCCACGCAGCAGCGCGTTGTTTCTCTGCGACGTATGGCAGCATTGCCAGACCATAACGCTCTTGTTCCAGCTCGCCATAAGTGACCATTGTCTGGTAGCGATATACCTGACGGTTTTCCCAATGGGAGGTCACTTGGTTAGCGCCTTGTTCGCTATAGTCGTCATACGCAACGACATCACCGGACTGCTCAATGCGCTGGATCATCATTGTGTCCTGAGCCCACGAGCCTTTTTTCTTCTCACCCAGAATATCTACTGCTTTCTGTTTGGCGAAGATGGTGCGCACGATTTCAGGGTCAACGAAGGTAGATACGATTGCCGGGATACCGCCGTTAGCTGGCAGTGATGGTTGCACATCGGCGTCCATTGCAAACTTGGTGACAGAAGGTGGCAAGAAAATGCCGCGCGATTCAGCTTCCGCTTTAAAGGCTGCGAAATCAGCCTGAGTCAGTTGAGGCATTATGCTTTGCTCCATGTAGAGATAATCAGTAAATCACCGATAGCAGCAGGACTTGCCACATACCAGTCAGTTTCAACTGCGCTGGAAATAGTCGCACCTGCAGCACCTGTTGCCAGCAGCCCTGTCGCCAGAACGGCAAACACTTTCTGACCCACTGTCGCCACGGTGGTTGAAATAGCCCAGAAATCACCACCAACTACCGGAGATGCTTCTCGTCCTGCTGGGATGGTCATGCTATTACCCTGCAGATAACCGATGGTGGCGTTCGCGTTGTTGTAGATGAAGCCAACAGGCTTGCCAGTACCGGTGTTATCCAGTCGCAGAGGGTTGGTAGAGTTACGCCATGCGAACCGAGCCATAATCAGGCCGCTTGTACCAGCCTGGAATGCGCCGGGGCCACCTGCTGCTGCAATGATTGGGCTGTTTGATGCAGGCTGACCAGCCTGACCGACGCCGGAATAAACGTTTACGCTCTTTTGGAATGACATATTATTTACCCTCGAAGAAGTCTTTCACGGCTGTGCGCGAGGTGTGATTGATAGGCGCGGAGTCGTTAGCCATCGCCGGGCGAGAATAAGCTTTGAATACTGACTGGAGCGCTGCCGATGGCAGAGTCTGGTGATCTGCACAACCTAAGTGTTTCAGGGCTGCACGATAGACTTCGTCGGCACTGTCACACGCCAAGTCACCTACAACTGGACGCACATCCCGCTCCGCTTGACGAAGCGCCACATGCTCTTCTCGAAGCTCTTTGCGCATTGCATCCATTGCTAAGCGGCTGTCGTTAGCCATCTTTTCTTTCTTGTCCTTGTCGCCTTCTTCGTCTTCGGCCTTTTTTTCTTTCTTGTCCTTGCCGTCGTCATCTTCATCATCAGCGCGGCGATCACGTTCACGGTCTTTGCGCTCACGCTCTTCGCGCTCTTTGACTTCTCTCTCTTCACGCTTCAGGCGTTCAGCTTCAGACTCGTTATCACGCTCGGCTTGTGTGGCGTCGTCTTTGATAACTTCATCAACTTTCTTTTCGATATCTTCAGGCTTCTCATCGTTTGCCAAATAAGGCTTGATGACCGCCATCAACTTTTCTTTCAGTGTCATTAGGATGTTTCCTGTTGGTTTGGAGTCATAAACAAACACGTCGGGGCCAGCCCGACCACTTGGCACGATTGCCACGTGATTACAAACGATGTCGCGCATAACTCCATCGTATGCCTCTCCCTCGTACTCGCCCGGCGTCATGTCGAGTCTGTAGCGGTAAGAGGATGAAATTTCTTTCTGGCGCTCAGTCTCTACGCCCATGATTGAATCAAGGTCGTGAATACCCAGCGAGTTGTAGAGGTATGGAAATTCGAACTTGGCGTCGGTGCCAGTTGAGCCAACAATCGCGTCCTTTGGTGGGCTAACCACCGAGAACGGCAGGTGCTGGTTTAATAGCGGCTTGTTATTGAAAGTTGGCGCGGCCTTTTTTAACTCTTCAGGGTCTCTGAAAAGTCGATATGCCTTATTAGGGTCAAGACCGAGCTTTTCGGAATCAGGGATTTCTTTGCCGTAGTAGATGCAGACATTCGCCTTGCTAATCGGCGTCTGCGCAACATGCATCATCCCGTCAGCGTCGTATCTGCGAACGCTCGCCTTATCAAAGGCAAACTTCACGTCTTTCATGTTTTTACCTTTCTTCAGGCAATAAAAAAGGCCGCCTTAGCGACCTGTTGTTTTGTTTTATTCAGAACGGCAATACCGGCTTCCATACGCAACCGCAGTTAGGTAGCTGCCCCGGCATGATGTACTCTCCATCAATCAAGCAACCCTCGGATAGCTTGAAGCGCCTGCGCTCTTTGCCAGCCTTCACGTGACTCTTGCGCGGTGCGTGTCCACCGCCGCTATGCACCCACTCACCCTCAACTATTCCTGCTGCTTGCTGCCTTGCAGATGAGAGCGCGCTGGTAGCTTTGCGTGTTTGGTCGCGAGCAATAAACTCAGCCCTGCGCCTCGTAATGCCGTGACGCTTACCGAAGCTTGCTTCTATCTCATCGGCAAGGGCCTTGCGGTCACCGCCTCGTGCTACGGCGCGATAAACGGTGCCTTCAACCTCTGTGAAGTATTTCTCAGGGATTGATCGGATGAGTGACACGTTTTCAGCAATGATGGCATCGACTTTTTCAGTCATTGCCGGAGTCCATTGCATCTTGATAGTTAGGTTATCGGCTCTGGCTGATGCCAGAAGTCCGCGATCAACCGCAGATTCTGTTTTCTTAACCAAGTCATCGGATAGCGGGGTGGCCTTGTTAATGAACCTATCCACCCACTTACGTGCCAGTGCATCGACAGCCTGCTTAACGATTTGTACAGGGTTGGCGTCCATTGCCACCTCAGGAGCTTCGGCAAGTGGATTGTCACGAAGTATCCGCACAATCTCGCTCTTAACCTCGTCGTTCATCTCGCGAATCTCAGCAAGCAACTCCCGCTGATACCACTTGATGTTTCCGGCGTTGTAGTTAATAGCTTTCAGGCTCTTCGTTTTCTTCCGGCTCATAGTCACCATCCAGCGTTTCGAAACCGGCGTTATCGATGCCTTTCAGTGCGGCACGGGCTTCTTCGGAGTTAACCAATTGACTGTCAGATGCAGTCGCAACCGTTCTAACTCGAATCTCGGCTATCTCAGCGCGCTCTTTCTCACTGATTTCATCCAGCGGGCGGAACTCGAAGTAGATGTCATCGTTAATCTCGCCGAACTCAGAGAGCTGAATCAGCTTGAAGATGTTCTCCAGAGGCTTGCGCATCTCACCGTCTTGATAGCCTGATACTGTTTCGTGCCACGTTGCTAGCTCGGAGTCACCGGAAGCATTAAGGCCCGCAGGAGCGTTACCCAGAAGCTTAAGGTTGGTGATTCGAGCAGGCATACATAGCTGGTCTTGGTAGTTTGACAGGAGGCTTGACAGCTCACTCAGCGAAGTCTGCATGTGAGTAAGCTCTTCTTCTTTGTCGTATGCCCATATACCGAAGTTGTCTTGGTACTGGGTGAAGAGCCTGATGCGTTTATCGAACTCCCCTGGTTCCGCAAGCCGAGCATCCATGTCAGTTTTAAGGCCACGCATTCTCAGCGTTCGCAGAAGCTTAATCACGTTCTTCTTGGCATCTCGCCAGTCAGTGACGTAATCCTCCATCAACTGCGTTAGCGATAGCCCCCCGAAGTTGTACGAAGGCTTCAGAATGTCTGGCACCGGTCGGCTGACGATATCCATGAATCTGGACTCGTGAACGGTGTCGCCCATTACAAACCAAGCTTGAGGCTTGTAGAAACCCTCCTGTAGAGGCCAGCGAGTGTTGTACATCGCAGGATAAACCCACGTCGGGTCAACCACTCTCAGCCCCTTGAGCGAGCCCTCAGGTATCTTTCTCGGGTCGAGGAAGAGCGGCTTACTTAGCTCTTCACCGATAGCACCTGTGTCGATGTAGATGTGAGCAACCCCGAACATGGAGTCTTGGCGCACAGCTTCGTGCATCAAACGCTTCACATCGTACTTCTCTAGGGCCCGCTCCATCAGATTGATATCTGGGTCGTGATCTCCTTCCTTGCGGCTCTTAACCTCAATCCAGTTACGCGTCATTTCATCAGCGAACACGTTGTGCATGTTCGAGTATTCGACCTGCTGAGACATCGCCGCCAGTGCTGGGTATCCGCGAAAACCTGAATACTCTGTTCCCGCATACATGGCGTTAATCACCTCGTAAGGGGTGGCGTCCATGGCGAAGGTGGCTTTCTCTCTCCCTTGCGGGATGACTCCGGGCAATGGCTGGTATGTCTCGAACTGCGCCATCGGTGCTGCGTCATTTGCGACGGATGCCCTCTGAAGGTGCGCTTCGGTAATCTTTGCTGGCTCCCGTCGAGGTGCTTGAGATGCCTGTTTACGTCTGGTCATTGAAGTATCTCGTCAGGGATTTGGAATGGCTTGTGCGCAGGAGCGAAGGCCATGATTAGCGAGTCAGCCATGTTTGGTGACGGTATGCCGCGCTTCTTCATGTCTTTCTTGCTCTCTACTTTCACGCGACCGTTGTTGTCGTAGTCAACCCATGGGCGTGACAACTCAGCCTTGAGGTATTCAAGTTGTTTGATGTCAGAGCTGAGGCTGATTAACTGGTCGTCGGAGAACTGCTTGATGAACTCTTTGTCATCGGGATTGGATTCGAGGTGCTTTATGCAGCGCCACGTATTGAAGAACCTGTCACGCACTCCCCACCATGCTTGGGCCTTGATGTTTGAGAACATGTCTTTATTGGTCTTCCCGTCGGCATATTTAGCGTCTGGCTTGAATACTGCGGCACCGGCATTGAAGCCACTTGATGGAATCTTGCACACGCGCTTCAGATGAGCTTTGACGCCCGCGCCAACACCAATGGAGTCGTAAACTATCTCTCCGGCACTAATGCTCTCTGCGTAGTTCTTAACGCGGTCGGAGGAGGTGATCACATCACCCTTATTCCACTGCTGGCAATCCAGAACGATTGAACCATGGGCCAGTGTGGTTGCGTTGCTATCCTCTCCTTCGTCTGCCACGTCGAACCCAACACGCTTACGCCCTGATGCTGCAAAGCCAATTCTCAGGTGCGCATCGATAGCAGCAGCAATCCACGACGGCTTGATGATTGCCATGTCACTGTCAGCAACTGGCTCACCCTCCCAGATATGCAGGTAGAGGTCGTAATCACGCTCTTTGCACTCAGCCATTTGCGCGGGTAAAGGTGACTCATGGAAAAAGGGGTTGTTGTTGTAGTTCGCCTTTAGCACAACTGCGCCAGCAGGTGGTTTAACGATAAATCTCTGATACGTGTCATCGAGAATGTTCTTGGGGTTAAAGCTCACCCAAATCTCTGAGTGCTTATCGCCACGAATGGACGGGATGAGAACATCCCATGAATCCTTGGTTACCGCCTCAGCCTCCTCTACCCAGCAAATACCAACGCCCTGTATGGATTTAATTTTTGTGACGTTGTTCTTTATGCCAGAAAATACAAAGCTAGCCCCTGTTGCCAGGTGAATGATTGTGTTTTTCTGAATTTCGAATTCTGAGGAGTAACCTAGGCGGTCGATAGTCTCACACAGTAATTTATGAACTGAGTCGCTGATAGAGCCCTGAAATTCGCGTGTGCATAAAATTACCGTGTTAATGCGTCGTGAAACTTCTACTGCTAATTCTGCAAAGAAATATGACTTACCACTTCCACGTCCGCCGTAAGCTATTTTGTATGGCGCGCTCTCGGCGAATGGCCTGAAATGTGGATTAGCCATCGAAAATGTCCTTGATAGATTTATGCTCGACTTTAATTCCACCGTGCAGCTCGACAATAACTTTATCCAAACCAGTCAACTTTGCTTTGCCCATTGTGGCTGCCACGGCTGCTGATGATTGTGGCGTCTCTGCTGTTAATGCAGACTGGCGAGCTTCTTCTAATTCTTTAATCAGAGAGTCAACAGTTACGTTGTGGCGTTGCTTAATCTCACCCTGCAATTCGGCAATCCTTGCCGCAATCTTGCCGTTGTCGAGCTGTTCTTTGGCTTTCCGGTTAATGGTTTCAGGCTTCATCTTGTCAGCAGCATACGCCGTCCGATATGCCTCAGAAGCATTACCCGTTTCGATGTATGCCTGACAGAAGGTTTCTTGTTTCTGAGTCAGGCTTGCCATTGTTATTTCTCGTCTGCATAAATTGGAGTGATGTTAAAACCCGCGATGCCCGATGTGTTCAGTGCTTTTAGTTGAACTCCCGATTTATCTCTGAGAATGAGAAACCCATTGTTGAACTCTGGCTCTGGGACTCTCTGATAACCCTTAATGCCTTCGCCTCCATTACAAACTATGTTTTGGGTAAAGACATCAACTAGCCAACAACCGATTACTTTTCTCATTTTCAGCACACTCCACTTTTCTCTCCCGAAGGATTTCTGATCCAACGAGATATTGCTCTGCATTACATCAACCCAGCGGTACGTGCTTTTGCTAGGAGTGCGTTAAAGTCTGCCAGTATGCCGGCAACGTCGGTAGCCGTTGAGTCTGCCTGAGCTGCCATTTTCTTTACGCCACCATTTACTGATGTAGTTGCTGCTGGCAATGTGTATGGAGTTCCTGCACCGATAGCCGCTCGTGCAGCTGCGGCATCTGCCGCAGTCAATACTGATTTCCCCACCGTGGTGGCATCAGTGATTTGGCTTGAGGTTATATCACCACCTCCACTAACATCCGCCAAAGTGGCTACCACTACCGCCTTTCCTGATTGTCCAATTACTCGTTCTGTCATGTAGTGATCCTCATTGGTGGATAAGTCATTATCTAGCCTACTCGCAAATGGGCCTCGTAATGCTCACCGAAAGCCGTTGTGAAAGTGGCTCTCAAATGTGTTCTTGAATCACATTAAGCAGCCTTACCTTCCATCAGTGAAACCATGTCCGGGTCCATTTGTTCCAGCAGGTTCTCGCGAGTGCCGTTAAGCATTCTCTTACGCCCACCCACTCCCCATTGGTTCATCTTGCGGGCGCAGGCGCTAACCTCTTTAGTCTCATTGGCGATCAAAAGGTCGAGTCGGTTAAGGCGAGTCATATTGCCAATGCCATTAAGCACGGCTTCACGGAAAGTGTTGTAGACACGAATTTCGAACTTTGGACTTAGCCAGGCGGCATAGCGAATGGCAATCAACTCCAGACCCCAAACACCGGATTGCAGGCCGCCTTTGACTGCCTTTACCGAAGCTACATTTGTAGCTTCGCTCAATTCCGCTGCAAACCGCTTAATCTGCGCGCTCTTAATGAAGTTGCCGGGGCGCTGGGACTCAGTCGCCTCTCCTTTAAGTACTGCGGCAGCATGAAGGTCATTGAGGCTGTATCTACCATCACTGTCCACCCTGACAGATACGCCGTTTACGATCACTGTTGGATGTGTCATTGCGTTTTACCTTACTTTGAGATGAACCTTTGCCGCACAGGAAATCAGCCAACCGAAGGCTCGCCAGCACTAGACTGACTTCCTCAAAGGCTCATTTCAAAGGGATAGGATTCGGTTTGGTGAGAAGCGCATTGCGGTGCGCGGAGGTTTTACTGCGGGTATAAAAAAGCCCGACCGAAGTCAGGCTCTGTTTTCGTCAATCTTGCTTATTGCTCTCAGCTTGCCGTTGCACTCGTCGAGTGAGTCGAGCAATTGGAAGTTAAGCAGCACGCTGTCGCCGTATGTCATGCCCTTGGGGATGTCAGGTATAGGGCATTCACTTAGCAGGCTGGCTGGTATTGGAAGGTGAGGCGTCGGCACCGTTGCGTACTGAATCTGCTTGCTGGCGCAGCCGCTCAACAACATCATCAGGCACAAGGACAACGCTGGGCTTACTGTCACGAAGCGCTTGTTTGACTTCATTCTGCAACCCCTGCTGTTTCATCTCTGCTGCGGCGCGGCGTTTTGTTTCCGCTGCGACAATCTGGTTTTGTTCACCTACCCGGTCAGCCAGATTCTTAATCGTGGCGGACAGGTCGTTATTCTTACTGAGCAGCTCTGTTGTCAGCTCTCTCAACTTCTCATTGCGGTTGGTCAGGTTCTGATTGTCATAACCCAGCTTTGCAATAAAACCGATGATAATAACGGTGAAGATAACCGGAATGAGGATTTTCAGTGCGTTCAGGCTTGGCATAGAACACTCTCCGCAATCTTTGTTCTGGCTTTGCGATCATCGAGCCCGTTAGTTCCGCCATTGATACGCTTTGTCAGCCCAACTACATCACCTGCGTCAGCGAACTGATTGCAGTTATTGGCTTTCCAGAACCATCCGGCAGAACGGGCCGCATTGGAATCGGTCAGCAGTAATTCAGGATGATTCACCAGGTCGATACCAAGTGCCTTTCCGCATGCTGCATAGTTATCGCGGAACGTGACCTGCTTCAGTCCACGCCCACGATATTTCCAGCCATCACCGCTCAGGTTGTTGCCGTATCGGCCACCGTAGACCAGGTTGGCGATAGCCATCTGCCGTTCAGGTGATAACGCAAGTTCGCCAGGCTTACGTCCTAACTGCTCGCGCTGTGCCGCTGTCAATCTGGCACCGAAGATAGCCAGGCCTGCAACTGAGTAATTGAAGCTCTCACTGATGCCAGTGAAGCCACCGGACTCTGTGCCGTCCTGTGCAATAAAGTGAGCTTGACGCTTCGGTGTGTCGATGCCGAATTCCTTCATTGCGTCCGTAACTGGATCGAACCATTTATCAGCCAGAGACTGAGTAATATTCGCAGCGCGTCTGAACTGGTCTTTAGTCATTACCTGATACTCCGATATCGCCAGAGGCTTTCTGAAGAAAGCGTTTTTCCAGCGCCTTAATGAGCGATGAGCCTGACCAGCCAGCCATCCCGCAAATAGCACCAGTTACTTCCTGCGGCCACTTCCAGTACGTGGCAAGCAGCATCATCAGGAACCCGGCGAATATTGATACAATTAATTGAAGGCACAGAGTGCGCCAACTGAAGGAATCACCACTCAGCACCTTATATGCATATGAAGCAACCGCGCCGAGAAAGGTCATGCCCAGCGCAATCAGCGTGGCAATAAAGCCCGGATCGGTTTTGTAAGGCATACGTTTCATTTCCACCCCCGCATAGGGGACTTGTCCAAATAGGAATTGTCTAAAAGATATACTGAACAAGTCCGGGTAAACTTCATCTTGTCGATAGAAGAAGCTCCGCCTTGTGCCGGGGTAGTCACCGAATAATCCGCCAATGTGCGGATTTTTTTGTTTAAAGTGCGCCGCATCGAGCGTCAGGTATATGTGATGTTGTTTCGATGGGCGCAAATGCAAAAGGCCGCTCTATGGCGACCTTTGGAGTTTGGATGCAAAAAAGCCCCGGCGATTAACCGGGGCTTTCTTCTAGTCACCGTAACATCTTCACGGATTTCTAGTGTTAGAAGACTATATCCGCAGTTTCGGGAAAAGTAAATAGCTCACGATAAATTAATGAGCTATTTCTTATTGCACTATGCAGTTACTTTTCTTAATGCGCTATTCGCCCATGACTCCTCTATCTCCAGCTTTACGATAAGGCTGTCATAAAACGGCTTAACGGACTTCTTCCAGGTGTCGAGGGATAAAATATCCGTCACTTCGCATACTGCTCGGTGAGCCTCAGTTGAAGGGATTCGCTCGAACCCCCTATTGCCGCAGCGCTTGCAATCAGCAATCACCGGCACACCCTGCTCTTCGGTTAGTTTGCGGTTAACTGCCTTTCCCCGGCCATTGCAATCACTGCACGCCGCAGACACCACGCCCTTCCCTTTGCAGGCGCCACACCGTACACGCACTTGCTCTCTGACCTCTCGGCGGCTTGGCCTACTGAAGAGCGACTTCATCGTCACCACTTCTGCATCAATGAACCCTGTCGCCTGGCAGCATTCGCACGGCTTCTTACTGGCCGCACTCCGGCAATAATCCATGTACGCATAACTTGCGAGTATTTGCATAACCGCTGGTTTAATATCAGCGTCGAGTTTGCGTAAGGCTGCAACCTTATCGCAGGTTTTCAATGCATGTTCAGTTAACAGGGCTACGGCGCGTCGGGCGTCGTACTCGCTTACCCCTACCCTTCCCATAAAAGCGCTAAACCCCATCGGTGCGAGTGACTGCACCATGCCCATTGCTGCCATCTGGTCAGTGCCAGTGAGTGCATCTGATGCGGTGGCACGTGGAGAGTCTGTGTATTGCGTTGACTTCGGGAAGTGGTACTTCACGGTTGATTCAAGGCTCATGCTGCTCTCCTGAGTATGTGGCTGGGGTTCTGCAAAATTCGGTAGTCGTACATGAACGATGATTTACTGCGGAACATTCGAAGTAATTGCCATCTTCGGCGCAGGGAATTTGTCATGCTGCACACTCCATTTGCCGCTTACGCAGCTTTTCGTAATGACGGGCCCGCCGCGTGAATATAGATTTCACACGCTTCAGGTAGTCGATGGTGAATTTTCGTGGTGTGTTGTCGGATTCAATGCGCTCTACCAGGGCGATGCCGATTCGCTCGATAAGCCGGATCCGATATTCCACAGCATTGCCGCTTAACTGACGATTGCACCGGGTACAAGCTGAGTGGACGTTAAAAACATTGAATTTAAGATGGGACGCCGCGCCGCGTGAACGATAGTGACTGGCATCTACTGCGCTGCCGGTAGTGTAATTCCCTCTGTGCTGAAGCGCTCCGCCACAACTCACGCAAGGCCTGTAATAATCACGCCATCTGATATAGCGATTAAAAGCCGCCTGAGCCTCTTTCTGCCACTCTGCAATGCCCTTTAACCTTTCCCTTCTTTCTCGTAAATCATCGCGCTGTAGCTTCTCCTGCTTGCGAATTTCTCGTGCACTTTTCTCTGCTGTTTGCTTCTTAGCAAAGGCCATAGCGCATGGAATTTCATTGCAGGTTTTTTGTGTGGATGACCAGGGGAGGTATTCATTGGAGCAGATGGGGCATTTTTTCGGCTTACGGGGTTTCGGTTTTTTGATGACTGTCGCCATCTTCCCTCCTCACTGTTTCGATAACTTCATAGCCAATCATCATGTAGAGCGAGTCGCAGTCGTCGCACACCCAGGTTTCATCGGGTGACAGTGCAAGGCCGCAGTCGGAGCACACTCTATCCGTTGGTTGATTCATCTCGGTCGCCTCATGCGATTCCACTTGGCCTGCAAAATCCCGAATACATAATCGAATGTTTTCACCTGGCTGGCATGGGGTGTCGGTTTTCTCTTACTGCGGGTTCTGGCGGTGGGGGTAAATATCAGGGAGTCGATGGTTTTCTGTGTCGGTGAGACTTTCTGTCTACTCATTTTCGCACCGCCTGAAGGCATTTTTCGAATGCCGCCATTGCCTGGCTGACACCAAAACCGCAGGGTAAATCAGTCTTTTTGTAGAGCACCTTTCCGAGCCTTTCCGGATCGTCTTTCTTGATAATTAACCCGTCCCTGGTCATGGTTGCCAGAGTCACTCGGGTATATGGCCTGGGTAGTCCGGCCTGCTCTGCTATCTCGCTCGACGTCATCCACTGACCGGATGATAAAAGGTCGATGATTGCTATCTGCATTTTGCTCATGCTACTTTCTCCGCTGAGGTTTTTTCTGCCACGCCGGGGAACAGGTCGAATGCGCGATCGCACTGGTTGCCCCACATATCCCACCCCTGCACGCTGTCACGACTGAACAGCTCGCAGCGCGTCACATCGCCCAACAACCTGACCAGCAGATCGCGAAACTCAGGCGGCTTAGCGCTGTGCCCCATACGCGGCGCGGTAACGTGCTGGCATATTGATGCATCCAGACGCTCAGGCAGTTTTCCGCGTACAGCAAAAAGACAGTCCTCGCTGTTGGCCCGCGTCATGTGACCCATGCCGATTGCACTGTTGCCCTTGTGCTTATTGGTCTTGTGCCAGGTGAATCCCTTCATAGTCATCAGGCGGAAACCCCAGGCATCCATCACCTTCAGCGCTTCCATTGGTTGGGTCGGCACCCACCACATCGCCAGCAGGCAATTATCAGCCGCTAAATCCCATGCCGGTAGACGACAGATTTCAGGGATTGTCATGGTCTGGTATTTGTGTCCTGCGCCACGCTCTCCATCTTTGGCTTTATCGCGGTACGTCCATGGTGGATCTGCATAAATCAGGGTGTATTTTTCCATCACGCCACCTGCTTTTGTCTGAGTTGGTTATATTCGCTGTCATTTGGCACCGTCAGTCGGCACCCGATATTCAGCGCCCATTGCTCCACCTGAGTGAGGTAGTGATGCATGTCGCCTGTATCGAGGTCGGCTGTATGCCGAAGCGTTTGTACCTGGGTTCGTTCGCCTGTCTTCACATTCACCATTTCACGCGCTTCATATCCCAGGAATGTGTTTTTCATCGCCTCTTTTACCCACTCTGGAGACGCAAAAGACTTGCCGCGCTTGATGAGATAAGCGCTGAGTTCTGCGTACCACATGTGCTGAAGGGAGTTCTGAGGGATGCTGCGCTGGTCACGCCATTCTGAGAATTTGATGCGGTATTTTTTGCCGGAGGAAACGAGGTCGAAGATAAGCTTAGTGAACTGGCCGAGGGTTGTTTTGTGCAAACAGAAGTCCTGCACGGTTACCTCCCCTCTAGGGTCTCCACGTAGTCATAGAGATTGTCAGCTGCCGCGCTGATTAACAGGTCAATCGCCTGCTCACTGTGGCCGCCACTGCGAATCATCGTCAGAGCTACGAGCAATGCCTCACGTGATTCGATTACAGGCTGATGCCGTGGTTTGAATGGGATGATTTCTGCTGTCATGATGACTCCCCTTTTATGCTAAGGCCTGCGGCTATGATTGCCTCTTCGCAATATTCAATGCCGTAGTTATGCCCGCGGTCGTAATCATCCTCTACCATAACCCTCTCTGGCAGCGTCACCTCAATCGTTGCGCGTGATGCCTCCCATGCCTGCCACGCTGTATCAGTTGCGAAGTCGTTATAGTCGCCATCATTGCTACGTTCGAAATCAAAGCCAGAAGTAGCGCACCACATCTCAAACTGCGCTCGACTATCCATTCTTCACCTCCAGAATTAAAATTTCACGATACTCACGGGTGCATAGGCCTGCCCTAACACTGGAAAACCAACAAAGCAATTTTCTCCCATCCGGCATTATGGCTTTCCACATCTTTCCTGGGTAAACACCTGAAGGAATTGATCGAGAGTAGTCAGCGAGAGAGTCGAAATCTCTCCGATTCATAACTGCATGGGTATCATCAACCAGAATGTTTTCACGCCGAGGCTGTTGCCAATAACGCCCTAATTCATGGGTTATTTCTGGAATTATGTTGTCATCTGAAGAACTAGGAACCTGACTGATTGTTGGTTGTGGTATGGAAATATCCATCACGCTTTCCTCCCCGCCCAGCGCCAAAAAATAAGGGCCGCGATAATCAGCAGCCCCGATATGATGATTTCTGTTGTGTAGATTTCTTTCATCGCCACCACCACTCAATGCATAAGTGCCAAATCCAGAATGAGCGGAAAGGCCCGTTATGGTAGAAGTGGTGATAGCCCCAGTCAGTGCGTTTCTGCCATGAGATAGACAACCACCAACCTCCACATCTTCCCGGCAATGCAATTCTCACTGTTCATCTCCTTGCATCATCAGGAATACGATCATCGCGCTACGCAGCGGATTTGTGCTTACATCGGCAATGGCATGGTCGAATGCTTGAGCCATCCACTTATCACCTTTCGAAGCAGGCATAAGTGTGATTCTGTTACCCATGATAATCGGCCAGGCGTCTGCGGCGTTGTTGCAGAAATCGAACCATTGATAGTTGATAATCGGCCAGGCGTCTGTGTTGTGGGCGTAACCAAGCGGCTTGATTCCTGACTTTATTGCCAGTACCCGCTTATTAATTTCGAAATCTGACAGTTTGCTGTAGTCCATCAGGATGCCTCCCCTTCGTTTACGGCAGCAGCAATCATGCGGTCAACGCTTGCCAGTCTCTGAGCAAACTCCCTCTCCATCTGCCGACGCATCGCCTTCAGAGCTTTTTCTTTTGTGCTGTACTGCTCAATGCCACGCTGAGAGCCGTAAGGTGGACGCTTACCACCTACAACACGGCCATCGCCATGGCTTATGCTTCCTGACCATGACAGGTACACTCTTTCACTGTGGTAATTAACACTCCAGCCATTAACATACCCATCAGATGGTCCCGGTTTCGGTACGTCCCTTTCGGTTTCGTAGTCTGACCAGCGGAGTGCGCGGTTTACTTCTGCCTCTGCAATCGCCGCATCAAATGCCGCCTGCTCTTTTTTGTTCATTGCCATGTTACTTACCCCCTCTGGCTGGCTGGCCGGCCCCGATAATGCGGAGCACCTTTTCCATTTCTCGCTGCATGATTGCGTGTAGCACCCGGTCACGGCGGTATTTGCACGCCTCTGGCTTGTTGTCTCGCTTCTCAATCCACGACAATGACGATGCCTTGTAGTACCGCATCATCAGGCGGTGGCTTTGTTCCATGTCGCGATGTATTAGCTGCTGTGCTGTTGTCATGATTTCACCTGCTTGCGGAGGCCAAGCTTGCTTCGAAGCGCTGCGATTTTATCCAGTCCAGCATCGTTCGTGACTGGGATGTGCAGCTTTGGAATCTGCACCACTGGCGCGGGGATCGGCTCTCCTGACTCAATCCGGCGCGACATTGCCCGCAACTCCTTCGCACAGCGCTTTCGCACTTCAGCAGCGTTCAGGTTCTGAGACATCATCTCGGAGTAAATCCGGGTCACCATCCAGTAAGCGGCGTTGCTGGTCCAGGGGAAGGCCTCCGGGGTTGTGAACAATCCACGGCGTGCGCTGTAATCCTTCACCAGGTCGAACAACTCTTCGGCGTCAGGCAGGCCAAACTTGACCACTTCACCCTGACGGCACCAGGCAACAAACTGGCCGGGTGACGGGAGAAACGGCGTCTCCTGCTGGCGGGCGATCTTCATCCCGGCGTTAACCTGGTCGATTGTCGTGATGCCGTTTTCAGCAAAGGCCATCACCCACTGTCGGCGCAACTCGTTAAGCTCTTCCTGAGATTTATTGCCTGCCATCATTGCCGGAAACGCACCGTTCAACTGCCTGAACAGTTCATTGATGATTTGAGCCACCTGTGCGGGCACCTGCGGAGACTTCTGCTCCCCGGCATACATCTGCTGCAAAGATTTGCCATCGCGCTGCTGGATGGCTGTGACGACGTTTCTCATATCGTGACCCCATTTATCCAATCGGTGTTATTCAGGTCTAAAACAGGCTTGCCAGTGGCGGTGCCTGATTTGGCCTTGTCGCGCTTGATAACCAGCTGTGACCACTTCTCGCGTAGCTTTCCAGGGCAAAGCACGTTACCGCACCAGAAGCTATCCTGACTGGCCCACTTGAACAGCAGGCACATGTCGCGGTGGTCGCGTCCGTCTTTCTCTCGCATCAGCCGGATGTCGTTTGCCCATCCTGCAAAAGCGGGCTTTCTTGCAGAGGGTTCGATTGACTTAACGACATCGAACATCCACTCGGCTGCTTTGAGGTCGTCAGCAGTTCCCCACTTGTTGCCGTTCTGAATGCCTGCTTCTGCTCGAATTACTGGAAGACGTTTGCGGGGCTTGTCAGAGGATTCGTTAGAATTCTCGGACGAAGGGTTTTTATTAGTATTGTTTTTATATTCTTGTTCATGATGCGCGGCTTTATGCTCGGTGTTATGCGCGGGGGCAACCTCCGAAGCCTTGCTATCACTGGTTTTGTTATGCTCGGCCATATGCGCGGAGTTATGCGCGGGGGTATCGTTCATTTTTTCAGCATATTCGGTGTAATTTATCACGGTAATCACCGTGCCTTTTCGCCGCTCTGCATGAACAGAAATCATCCCTTCTTTCTCGAAAAAACTGAGCATCCTTTCAACTGCATGGCGGCTTGTTGGGTCACCATTTCTGTCGCACAGTTCCAGCCCTAAATCCGCTGAGGTTGTCACCAGTTGCCCGGTATCCAGCGGCCATCTGTGGCCCTTGAAATTAGCCGTGTATGGCTTCCTGGCTGCGGCAAAAAGGATGTTTTCCCATAGAGTGCGAAGAAAAACATCTTTAGCCCAAGGCTTCTTTTTGACGCTCCGGTACAACGGGATGTAACCATTTTTCTGGTTCTCCATCCTGTTGCTCCTGAGATGCCTTTCGGCATTGAGATCGTAAACTCTTGCTGTACTCATGCCGCCCGCTCCTGAACCTGTTGAGCCGCCCACAGCCCGGCGATCCACTGGATACCTTTAGGCGTGAACTTGTTCTGTGTGAATGCGTGACCGTTCACCTGGTTCTCTCCGGTTTTCACCGTGAAGCGACCAGCATCAATATGCTGTGCATAGGGGGTTAACTTACCCGCCAGCGTGTACATGATGTCGTGGTTAAGCAGGAACTGACGGAAGGTGTTCTCTTTGATGTGAAGCAGTTTGCAGGTCTCGCGGAACCCGAGCGATCCGGTTGCGTTAACGTAGCTGTCAACGAACTGAACCTTTGGTGCGGCGATAGCAAGCTGACTCTCAAGTTGCTGCTTCTCTTCAGCGAGGTCAGCGGCAAGCCTGAGCGCTTCAGGTAACGTTTGGGGCAAAGCAGGAGGCTGATTACCTTCCAGTTCATGAAGGCGCTTGATCACCTTCATGCGCAGCATGGCGTTGTACCCGGTCACCAGACATTCGGTGTGTTCGCGGTCGAGAGCATACTCACGGTACTGCTGGCCGTTTTGGGGGTGCACCCAAATCTGGAGACACCCCTCAGCTGACTCATTGAGCTGATCCAGCATAACTTCGATATCACGCATTACGTGGGCGTGTTGTTTCCCGGTCAGTTCTGCAATCTCGCGGCTGGTCATTGTCAGGCATTTGCCTGTAGTGATTATTCCTGGCATACTTATCTCCAGACATTGTTAGAAGTACATCGTCATTTGAGAATCCTCAGTTGTTCGCGCAGCCGGGGATTTTTGCTTTTTCGGCATAGCAGCTTCTACAGCCTGCCGCGCCACTTCTCTTATCAGGCTCGTTTCCCACACCTTCTCCAGCAGCACAAATACCGTTGCCATATCGCGCAGGTTTAAGCGGCTTACCTTCGATTCGTGCCATCCAGCCTCATCAGCCAGAATTCGCTGCCCTTTAACCGTCAGGCGTGAACGCAACTCCGTTTCTACCTGGTTGATTAACTTGCTGTTGCTTGCATGTTCCATCGTTAATACTTGTCCTTGTTGATTAGTTAGTTACGTGTGAAACCAGTGGGGTTCCACGTTGTGCTCCTGCGGTTAGACGGGAGCGGCTTCAGAGTTTTAAAGAGCGGTGTTGCTTATGCTGCTGTTTTAGTGCTAGGGAAAGGTCGGTGCTCTTCTGCTTCAATCTTTCCGTTAGCTAGTGTGGTAATGAAAATTTTTCGACCTACCCGCACTGCTTTACTAATTGCCGTCTGGTGAACACCTATCGCGTCAGCCGCTTTAGCTTGTCCGTTTTGTTTGACGTAATCAGCGAGTGGAATCTTTTCCATCGGTCTTCTCCGGTTGTTTGCTGATGGTTCAATAATACTCTAAGTATTAAAAATATCAATACTTGCGGTATTTCATTTTTCAATAGCACAGGTATTAGAATCAGGTGATGGAAAAGAAGAAGTCACTGACGCCAGAACAGCTCGCAGACGCCCAGCAGCTAAAAGCTTTGTACGAGTCAAAAAAGAAATCACTGAATGTCACTCAGCAGCAGATTGCTGACCTTTTGGATATCACCCAGGGTGCTGTAGGGCATTACCTGAATGGGCGTAATGCCCTTAATGTCTCAGTAGCATCAGCTTTCGCTAACAAGCTTGGTGTTTCGATTGCTGAGTTCAGCCCGACCTTGGCAAAGGAAGCATCTAGCTACGCCTCAGCGTCAGATGCCAACGTTAGCTTTGTCAGGGATTACAAGAAGGGAGATAAGTATCCGGTGATTAGCTGGGTGAGTGCCGGAGCTTGGGCGGAGGCGGTAGAGCCTTACACGATGGAAGAGATAAGTGAGTGGTATGAGTCTGATGCTCACGTCGAGGGGAATGCCTTTTGGTTGCGGGTAAAAGGAGACTCTATGACATCCCCTGTAGGCATGAGCATTCCCGAGGGCATGCTTGTATTGGTAGATACAGGCAGAGAGGCAAAGAATGGCAGCCTTGTTATCGCGAAGCTAACGGATGCCAACGAGGCTACGTTTAAAAAACTTGTGATTGATGAGGGTATGGGTCAGCGTTACCTTCAGCCATTAAACCCCAATCAAACCAGATTCCAAATTGATGGTAATTGCAAAATTATAGGCGTTGCTATCGAAACAATGATGAGGCTAATTTAGGGAGGTTGCTATGGATGAAGGAAGAGGATTGATTGGGTTTGCGGGTCTGACGGATTGGTGGGATTACGTTCTTAGCCCAAGCGATAGAGCTGCTATCAGTCAGGGTTATCACCCCCTCGGGGGCGGTGATAATCTAGATTCTGGCTACACAGAAAGATATGATTCTAAAGGAAAGCTTTCATCTCAGATAAGCATATTCAATTCCCTGATTCATACCGATTGCCCATATGAAGTAAAAAAGAAGATCGCCGATAAAGCCCTAGAAATTGCATCAAGCGGCGGTCAAAACGCCATAGACTTGCATTTCCTTTTTCACTCAATAATCGCCTTTGAGTACAAGCAGAGAGACTTAGACCCCGGGGCATTGGGCCGAGCTATAAAAGCATGCGAAAGCCAGATTTCAATTGCAACTAAAGTGAAATCTGCTTTCAAGAAGAATCTTTTCAAAGATGGATTCCTTCCATCACACCCTGGATTTAAGCAACTTGCGATTATTTTTGAGAAGCAGAAAAACTACAAGAAGGCCATCAAGCTCTGTGAAAAGGCCCTGAGCCAAGGCTGGAGCGGAGACTGGCAATCAAGAATAGATCGTTGCATAAAAAAATCGAAGTAGCCCCCCCTTACGGCCCAATTCTGGGCCTGAATTTTCATTTTTAATACCTGAAAAAAATAAATCCCCTTTAAAAACACAAACATAATACTTTTTCCATTATTTTTAATACCTATAGTATTGCTTTTGATTAATACCGCTAGTATTGTTTATCCCATCAGCACGAAGCACAGCAACAACGACATGATGTCACGCTCTTTAAAAATTCGGGATTGCTCCTCTCTAACAGGAGGAGACCAAAGTGCAGTTGGCTTTGGGGATGTAGGTGTAATGAGGCCTTGTGAATAAGCACATCGAATCGCAGTGCGATCGTGATGCCCAATCGATAGCTGTTAGAAGCATCAAGGAAATCCATCTTTCACCTTCATCCACCCAAGCCAATTACCGGAGGTACTTATGACAGTAGTGATTACGTATCTGGCAAAAGATAACGCCAAGAGCCGCTACAGAGCACGCAGAGCAGCTAAACGTGAGCAAGCCAATGCAGATGCTTCGCTTTCTCGCAAAAACGCTGTAATCGCATCTGGTTGCAGCAGCCTGAAGGTTGCAAGAGCAATCAACGGGCCGAGTGTTCGTGATGTGAAAGAAGTCGAGTTTGTGACTCGCGAGAACCCGCAGTACCGGAAGGTTAACAACCCTTGCGGGCAGCACATTAACGCTCGCCAGAAGATGCGCGGGTGTAGCATCCCACTGATTTGAGGTGACAATGAACTCTACCGAATTGCAGAAGATTTTAGACGAACATAAGTTGTGGGTTACCTCGTTGCAGGAAAGCGGATCGAGAGCCAACCTGCGCGGTGCCAACCTGCGCGATGCCAACCTGTACGGTGCCGACCTGCGCGGTGCCAACCTGCGCGGTGCCAACCTGTACGGTGCCGACCTGCGCGATGCCGACCTGCGCGATGCCAACCTGTACGGTGCCGACCTGCGCGGTGCCAACCTGCGCGGTGCCAACCTGCGCGGTGCCAACCTGCGCGATGCCGACCTGCGCGATGCCAACCTGTACGGTGCCGACCTGCGCGGTGCCAACCTGCGCGGTGCCAACCTGCGCGGTGCCAACCTGCGCGATGCCGACCTGCGCGATGCCGACCTGCGCGGTGCCAACCTGCGCGGTGCCAACCTGTACGGTGCCGACCTGCGCGATGCCAACCTGTACGGTGCCGACCTGCGCGGTGCCAACCTGCGCGGTGCCAACCTGTACGGTGCCGACCTGCGCGGTGCCAACCTGCGCGATGCCAACCTGTACGGTGCCGACCTGCGCGGTGCCAACCTGCGCGGTGCCAACCTGTACGATGCCGACCTGCGCGGTGCCAACCTGCGCGGTGCCAACCTGCGCGGTGCCAACCTGCGCGATGCCGACCTGCGCGATGCCGACCTGCCTGATCACACCTTCGTAATTATGGGTGAGGCGTACTACCTGCAAATCACAAACGGTGAATATATCAAGGCTGGATGCCAAAACCATACAGCAGAGCAATGGCGCTCTTTCACCAAGCGTGAAATTGCTGAAATGGATGGTCGCAAGGCGCTTAAGTTCTATCCCCGCCTGCTTGATGTTATCGACTTTTACCTGGGTAAAGGCGAGCGACCGGAATGGATTAATGAGCCAGATGTGGAAACCGAAGGCGCCGCTTAGCCGGCCTTTAACAGCGGCGCTGCCGCAGGAGTGAGAGATGGCAGATAATCATAAGCACTACGATTATTACCTAGTTGAGGGTGCGGACGTCAAAACCCTTATCGATGGATACGATAGCATTCGCAAGGGTCGCAGTGACATTATTACAGGTGTCATGGGTGAGTTCGGAGCTGTTGCTTACACGGACACATCTGGTTTTGGTGATAAGGGATCATTGCTGCGCGGTTTGGTGTGGAATGCTGATTATAAGTTTCCATGCGCTGTCACCATCAAACGCAGCGACTACCTGGATGGGAAAAAAGTTATTTCCGCACGCGGAAAGGGAAATACCAAGGGTGGTCGTGAATTCAATAAGCGACTCGACGGTAGCGTTAAACAAGCCAATCAGAAGCTAGCATCCTTGCCTTCGTGGCAGGCTTACATCATTGACCATTACAATATTATGAGAACAGGCTTTGGAGAAGCTTCTGGCAACTTTGGCATGGCAATGCTGACTACGTATGGTGGCCGATGCCCGGGTCGTGATGACTGCCTGCTTTTCGCAATACCCAATGCAAAAGACAGGGATGGTTACGCCAAGCACGGCGAGGTAGAGATTCCCCCGCACTTCCAGGTACTCACATACGGTCGATTCCATGACCTAGCAAACAATCAGGCTGCCTAACCCGCAGCCTTTTTTACGCCCGGAGCACACCATGATAGTAACTCGCAAGGATGGTAAGTGGCGCGTAACAGCTCTGTCCTGCGGCTATATGTGGCGTGCTGACAAGTTAAAAGACAACGGTGAGCGTGCTGATAACAGGCTTGCTGTAACACTCAATAAAGATCAGTTTGAGGAGTGGACGACTAATGCAACTACCAATCGAAATAACCAATCTTGATATCGCATTTGGCGGCAAAGCGATGAAGATACTGCCTGCATATTCATCGATTCCCGGTGATTTCAAGCGGGAAGGTAACAAGTGGAATTCGTTCATCAGCAAATGGTTTTTTAATGGCCTGAGTAAGAGTGATTGGCCAAAACCAAAGCCGGAAGTAAGCGGTAAGCTGGCAATGCTGAATATTCAGGCATGCCTATCTGATTTTGAGCCTAAACATGAGCACAAGATTGCCGGGGCGGCTTATCTCGCATCCCAGTGGTTCGAGTAGCATCGCAGAAGCCATTCCATCAGTGGCTTCGACGATGACGCCCAGTCATCAGTAAAGCGCTTTAGTCGTCACTGCAAAGGCGTTAAAGGAAATTGCATAGCCGTTTGGCCTGAGCTAACCCTCGGGCCTTTTTTTCATCTCAATGTTGCCTGTTCAGGCAGCACCGACATGTGAATAACCAATTAAAGGAGTGGTCATGACTGATACCACGGATATCGCCGTTCTCGAAATTAAGCCCGAGCAAGCCCCTTCCCTTTACGTTGCTAATGGACTTGATAATTACCTTGAGCAGATTCGCGCGCTGGCAAAGGAAGTGCCAGATGTAACCACCAAGAAAGGCAGGGACCGCATCGGCTCTCTTGCTCGCATGGTTGGGTCAAGCAAAAAGGCGATTGAAGAGCCTGGGCGTAATTATCTTCGCCAACTGAAAGAAGCGGTCAAGCCCGCCGAAGAAGAGCTTCGCCGATTCACTCGGGAATGCGACCTGATTCGTGATGAGATTCTTGCGCCGCGTGATGAATGGGATGTCGAGCAGGAGCGCATCAAGGAAGCAGAGGCGGCCCGCCTGGCTGCCGAGGAATATAGCAATATGCGTGATGATGCTGATCGCATGAACGCTGATTTCGATTCTGCGAGAGCAGAAGCATTGAGAAAGCAGTTCGAATCAGACCATGAAATCGCCCTGCTTCTGAACGAAAAATTCGACCGGGATGCAATTGAAGCCAAAGCCGAGGCCGAACGTCAGCGAATCTCTCACGAAGAGGAAATTGCTCGTCTGGCAGTTGAGCGAGCTCGACAGGAAGCAGAAGCACAGTCGCAGCGTGAGCGCCAGCAACACCAGGATGCATTGAGTGAAATCAGCGGCATTCAGCAGCAGGTAATAATTGCGCAGTCTGGTCGCTCTGGTGTTCGAAAAGGCGGCACAACTCAGTGCATCAAAGACACTCTCGCAGAAACTGAAGCGTGGCCTATCGATGACAGATTTGGCGCACTGAGAGGCGCTGCGGAAAATGCCAAATACCAAGCCATTGAGCAGATTAAACGGTTGCTGATTAACGCTGAAACCATTGAAGAACAGCAAAAAGAGTTAGCCGCAGCAGAGCAAAACAAGCAGCAGGCCATCGCTGATGAGCAGCGTAAAGCTCAGGATGAAGCCAACCGCATTAAGCGTGAAACTGAGCAGAAAGAAGCCGCACGACTGGCAGAAGATAAGCGCATTGCTGATGAAGCCGCTAAACGCGCAGCCAATGAAGCCCATCGCAGGGCAGTCGGCACCGATGTTGTGAAAGGCCTGGTAGAGCACGCTGGCTTAACGCGTGAACAGGCTATCGCAACACTGAAGGCTCTTATGAGCAACTCAATCCCTCATACCAGCATCAACTACTAATTCAATTCTAAGGAATCGACCATGCAACTCGTCATTGCAGGGTGGCCTGTTGCTGGCCGCTCTGAATCACTTTTAGACGTAATCACCCGCCGCCTTCGCTCTGGCTGGCGCTCATTAATCGAGATGCTGAATCAAAGGGGTGAGCCATGAGTGAGATATGGGTTGCCATATGTGGATATGAGGGAGTCGCAGAGGTATCGAACCTAGGGAATGTAAGAACCATAGATAGGGTTTTGCGGGGCGGGAAAAATATATATGGCCGTGAGATGACGAAGGTTCCGGACAAGGATGGATATCTTCGAGTAGGGATTAATAAAAATAACAAGCAAGTCAGATTCATTGTTCACAGGTTAGTAGCCTTGGCATTTCTACCTGAAGAAACCGACAAGAGTTTTGTGAATCACAAAAACGGAATAAAGCATGACAACAGACTCGAAAACCTTGAGTGGTGCACAGCAAAAGAAAACTCTCTACACGCAGTGAAGACTGGCCTGAAACCAAGATCACCAAACACCTACCCTGGAGTAAGCCACAACACCTGCAAAGGCATTGTCATCGCCACAAACATCAAAAGTGGTCAAAAAATCACGATGGCAGGAGTGGCTGAGTACGCCAAAAACGGATTCAGAGCTGACTGTGTTTACAAGTGCCTTGCTGGAGAAAATAAATCCCACAAAGGGCATACATTCAACCGCCTGAGCAAGGAGCCCACCCTATGACAATTGTACCCGTCAACGGAACCATCTACGTCACTCAGGGAAATCGAGAGTTTGGAAAGCTCTATGAATCTTCTTTCCCTGACACAAAGGAAGGCATGAAAGAGGCTTATGACTGGGCGCAGACAATCGCCCTGGGCTGGCGCGACTGTCAGGACAAAGACTGGGGGAAGCATCATGCAGCATGACGCAGCAGACGAATTCTTTATCTCGATGATGACCCCGATTATTGAGCCAGTTATGAACGACCTATTGGCGCAGCAGGAAGCTAACGCCGACCACCGCACGGAGCAGCAGGAAATGATGATGGGAGGTTATTGTGAGCAGTGAATTCTTTATAAGGCTGGCTGAGATACAGCGAACTCTTAATGCCCCAAAGAATCAGTTTAACAGCTTTGGGAAATACAAATACCGAAGCTGTGAGGACATTCTCGAAGGCGTTAAGCCCCTGCTGAACGGGCTTTTCCTCTCTATCTCAGACGAAATAGTGATGATTGGCGATCGCTATTACGTCAAGGCTACGGCCACCATAACCGATGGTGAGACATCGCACTCCGCATCTGCAATGGCAAGGGAGGCCAGCGAAAAGAAAGGCATGGATGATGCTCAGGTAACAGGTGCAACAAGCTCCTACGCACGGAAATACTGCCTGAATGGATTGTTTGGCATTGACGACTCAAAGGATGCCGATACAGACGAGCATAAGTGCCAACAAAATACTCCGCAGCAAAGGCAGCCAGCAATCAATCCTGACGCAAGGCTCACTGCATTCACTGAGTATGCCGGGAATGAAAATGACAAGGCTAAGCTGCAATCAGAATATAAAAAGGCCTGGGCTGAGCTATCAGGCCACCCTGAGCATCAGCAGAAGTGCAAAGATATCACGGGCATTCGCCTGGCAGAACTGAAACAAGTCGCTTAACCCCTACCCCGGCAGGAATCCCAATGAGAGAACTCACACCTGAACAACAGGAGCATTGCGCACGCCTGCCGGAATATCGGCGGGCATCGTACCGCTACAAAGCCTCACGAATGACCGAAAGGGAGCGCCAGATGGAAAGCATAGCGTGGGATGCAGGGCGTGCATGGATGGCGCTGAAAGCTGGAGAGCAGCACCCTCGCATCAACACACTGTCCGTGGCACAGCGAAAAGCCAGGCTTGTTACCCGGCGCTACGCAGAGCAGGCAGCATTTTATCCTAAGCAGCCGTGCATCATCGTCACGACACCTCAGGTTACGGAGCGATGGGGTGATTATCGTGATTATCGTTACGGTGCTGGCGGCGCAGTCAGGCAGGAGTAATAGCATGAAGAAAGTCGCAATGTACCGCCGCGGTCGTGGCGGCCCCAATGACGGACTGAAAGAGAAAATAGTCTGGCTTCTCAGCAAATGGCCAATGACCGGGCGTCAGCTCCACATGGCAACAAAATTACCCCTCCGCAGCATCCATCGACAGCTCAACGCACAAAGACACCTCATCAGCGCCACCGCCGAAATATCAGCGGGTGAATGGTATATCGACGAAGAGACTGCCCAGCGCGACAGGCTGTACACGCTGGTTCGAAATCCCCGGCGCATCACGTCAGCAGCGGCAACGAACAAAACCATCGTCGTCAGCATTAACTCGCTACGCGACCGTGGCGAAGAGCAGCGTCAGGCCTGCATTGAGGCGGCAGCACGCAGAGCCAGGCTTATGAAAGCCGGGTTATGGATTACATCATCGGATTTAACTGGCTGACTGCGGTCGGCGGGAGATAGAGATATGAAAGAGATTAAACGTTGGAATCACACGATTATTCATGACACATCAGACGATGTTGAGTCAGCAATGGTGGTTAACAGTCACGGAAGATTCGTTAAACACGATGACCATGCCGCAATCGTCGCCGCGCTTCAGGAGCAGGTGCGGGCGCTGGCTGCTGAGAATGCGGCGCTCACGTCAGGGTTTAGTTTCTTTATGAACAGTGCTGATGCTGGCTTTGAAACTTACAAGAGCCGCGAAGAGGCAGTTAACGCCGCGGAAGAAATGATTGCTGACTATCGTGCTGATGCTTCTTCCGAGGGTTGGCCTGAGGACGCTGGCAGCACTTGCTGGGGCTTAATCATCCAACAGGCTACTGAGGTTGATTACGAAAAGCCCGCAGAAGAAAACAGCTGGCAGGGCTGGTGTGATTATAAATTGCTTCCTGAATACCCAGCCACCGACGCCGTTATCCGCGAACTTCAGGCGCACGAACTGGATTGTGCGGCCGATGAGCTGATGCTGGCCGATACAGTGGCCAGCACTGGAGTGGTTGCCCATCTATTAAGGCAGTGTGCTGCCCGTCTGCGTAACGGAGAGGTGATCAATGCCTGAACGTGAATATTTCGTTTTGAGCATCGCGCACAGCCAGCGCAAATCCCCGTACATCATTTTATGGGCGCCTGACAACTCCGGCTATCGCGGGCGCGTGGCCACTGCCGGGCGCTACACAGAGAGCCAGATAAACGCCCGCATCGGTTACTACAACGACGGTGTGAACACTATCGCGGTTCCGTGTGATGTGCTGGAGCCGCTATCTCACCCGGTGACAGATGGTTGGTTTGATGAGAACGGCGGCCGCTGGCTTCGGAACAACCGGGCCACATGGCAGGTAGCTATTAAGCACACCATCGCGCCGCCGATACATCGGCCATATCCTGAATATCGCGGTGCGCCGCGCACGAATGGGGGATCCCATGGCTGAAAAATACACGTGGGGTGAATACTGATGGCTAAACATTCACATACGACAGCGCGGATCGAGAAGAAAATTTCCACCACAGCCAAAACCCTGCTGCTTTCTCTTTACCCAAGCCTCAACGGCAATGATTTCACAGTTGAGGGCGATAGCTTTCAATCCTATCGCAGCAAAGTCTGGCACGAACAGAGCGTTGTATGGTTCGGTCCTGACTACTTTGGCGATTGGGATGAATCAGAATGCTACTGGCTGCTTTACTCTTGGCTTATCGATAACACGACAGATTTTGAAGGCATGAACGATGCTCAGGAGAAATCTGGTTGGCGGGAAGGAGTGGATTTGACGCCATTCTATTCACCTTGGCGTGGGGCATCTCGCGCTGAAATAATTAGCCATTGTCGCGATTTAGTCCGCGCAGGTGTGATATTGGAGCGCATGCGATGAACACACAACAGTTAAAAAAGCTGGCGCAGCTGGCAACTCCCTGGCCGTGGAAGTGGTTCACAAGCAACAGCCACAATCGCTTGAGTAGTGTTCCCAGCGGCAAAGATGGCGATGTTATCAGCGCGTTTAAAGCAGTTGATGGCGTGGCCTGTGTATCTGTATCTCGCGCAGATATGGCTTTCATCGAAGCAGCGCACCCTGGCGCTGTAATCGAGCTGATCACAAGCAATGAAATCCTGTCTCACGAATTTGAAGAAACGAAGCAGCTGTTGCGCAGCACGCGGGAGAAGCTGACCAGAGCCATAGATCGGAATGTCGCAAAAGATATCGAAATAAAACGGCTCAGCGCTGTTGAGCGTGAGCGCGACGAGCTGCGAGCGGAGGTCGATCGACTAGATAAAGAGTCACAGCGCCTTACCGATCAGCTTGGCGCATGTGACCGTGAACGCCGAGATTGGATTAAACGCGCCCAGGAAGCAGAGGCAGAGCTTGCACGCCGCGATGCTGCTGCGCGTGAGCCTGTTGCAGTAGTGGACATTCAGCGCGGGCGCGGGGACGGAAAAAAGTTTGCGCTCTGTTATACAAGTGCGGGTCATTCTCTGCCGGACGATGTTTATAACCTCTACACCGCCGCACCGCCAGCCGTGTTGCCGCCTGAGATGAAAGGCACTCATGATCCTTTTGTTGAAGGATACAACCAGTGCCGTGCCGATGCTATTGCACTGGGAGCACAGCCGCAGAAACCTGTTGTACTGCCTGCGCTGTTCAATCTAAAAATGGCCGGGGATGTGAAGACTAAGCAATATTTCAAGGGTAGCAACGACACCATCAAGCAGATCGCCGGGTTACTCGACGCGGCCAATGTGCCGTATGAGGTGAAGAAATGATGACTGAATCTGATGTGCTGGATATCGTTGATAGCGGCGAGAATGATGCGCCTGGCCTGCTGCTGGATGAGGTGCCGGATGCGGCAAAGAAGTTTAAGGCGGCAACTAAAAAATTAAACGACCTGCTGCTGGAGGTGCAGAAGTCGTTCCCTAACGCTAATTACTATTCAGCCAGCGGGACATTGTGCCTGCTGCTCGGAAGCAGTCACGCGGATGACAGCAACCAAACGGCGCAGCAGGACTTAATAGCGCTGTATACGAACACGCCGGATATCGGCGGGGGTGACTGGTGAAAAAACTTATCGAGCAAATTGGCCGGGAGCGGCTGGAGCAGTACGCTTTTGACAAGCGCATGTGCAACATCAACGAGGAAATTCGATTGATGGCCCGCGCTCTGCTGGCGGTGCTGGATGCTAAGCCTGTCGCATATACTCATGCGTTTGAGATATCGAATATGCATGTCACCGGGCTTTATATTCGAGGGTTTCCGACAGATAGAAGGCTTAATACGGAGGAAGGTTACACCGCCCCCCTCTACACCACCCCGCCAGCGGCCAGCGAACCTGTAAGTAAGGGTTACACGTTGCCTGATGGGTGGAAGCTTGTTCCGCTTGAGCCGACACAACGCATGATCGACGCACACACCGAAGGAATGGTTAGCGGTGGCGCAACAAGAGCATATCGCGCAATGCTGGCAGCAGCGCCAGCGCCGGGAGGTGAACAGTAAGCGCGATTTGCATAGAGTAATAGCCGCTTCCGTTGCGGCCTAAACCCTTACTTATTCCCTAGATTGCTAATGATATCCCCCAGCCCAGCGAGATTTTCATCAGATTTATCCCCTGAATCCGCAAGCACATCCACAATGCTGCGAAGATGCATAGCTATCTCTATTTTCACCAGAGTATCAACAGGGACATTGGCTTTATTTGCCAGCGAAAGAAGCTCTTCCAGCCGCATTGAAAGGTGCCTGTCATTGTGTATGTGTCTATCTCTTGGCTTTTGACTGCCCAACTTACCCATTTCCACCTCCTGTTATACAAATATTAAATTTAACCTAATTCTAAATTTATGAGGATTTTTATGTCTGATGAACTAGACCAGGCCGCTGAGCTTGAAGAGCTGGAAAGGAATATCGCACTGGCTAACAGGAAGAAGCCTGAACCGCCATCGCCCGTATGTCGGAATTCAGACTGTGGCGAGCCATCACAGCCGGGTACGAGTTACTGCTGTGCTGAGTGCAGACAAGACCATGAGCGTGAGCTGTGGGCCATTAGTCAAAGGAGAGTTGCATGACACTTTTAGAATTGCTGGTTAAAGAGTTGCCTAAGCGTGGTGGGTGGCCTGAAGGGGTTGAAGAAATATGGCAGGACTACGACAGGCAAATGAGACCTAGGTATTTGAACTGGTTTGCTGATGAGTTAAGCGAAGACCATAGACATCAGCATCATGATGCCAAGGTGAAGATTAGCCGAACGCAATACGAAGCCGCCATCGCAGCACAGCAGCCAGTGTGGAACGGTGAGGGATTGCCACCTGTTGGGTGTGAGTGTGAACGTTCTTGGTGCGGCGATAACTGGTTGAGCTGTGAGATTCTTTTCATAGGCATAGAAACCGTTGTTGTGCGTTTGTCGACAAGAGAAGTGAGTTATGGGTTAAGTGAAGTAAAGTTCCGCCCCATCCGCACCGAAGCAGAGCGCAGGCGTGAGGCATCCATAGCCGCCATGCGCGCATTCTTTGGTCATGCATCAGGGCTTTATAACCTCTCCGGTCTCTACGAAGCCATCGCAGCCGGAAAAATCACCGGCGTAAGGCTGTCAGATGACTGAATCAGAGAAATCATTCGAAGCCTATCTCGACGAGGTAATTGAGCACGCCGGGCAGACTGGCAAGCGCCGGACGCTGTGGAGCATACCGCGCTGCGTTCTGGCCCGGGGGGTGTGGATAGATTGCATGGAGAGACAGAATGTCGCCAGCACAGGAAAATGCACTACGGTCGGTGGCGAGAAACTGCCGGGCTGAAATCATCAAAGCCACTGCCGGCCAACCGATATCCGAGAAAGACCGCATCACCACACTTCTGTTAGATAAATTCACTAAACAAATAACTGCCCTGCCACCTGGCAAGTTCTCAGCTAAGCGCTGGCTTACTTACTATGTGCGCGTGGTGGATAAGGAGATTCGAGCATGATTGAAGCAACAATTTTAGACATGTGCTGCGGCTCGCGCATGTTCTGGCTGGATAACCAGGATGAACGAGTAATCTTCTCAGACCGACGAAGTGAAGAGCATGTTCTCTGCGATGGCCGCCTCTTAAACATCTCCCCAGATGTGATCGCGGACTTCCGTCACCTTCCATTTATGGATAATAGTTTCTCTCAAGTCGTTTTCGACCCGCCGCACCTTGACCGTGCTGGAGAGAATGGCTGGATGAGAAAAAAATACGGAGTGCTAGACAGAGATGGTTGGCGCGAAGATATCCGAAAGGGATTTTCCGAAGCGTTTAGAGTGCTGCGGCCACAAGGCACGCTGGTATTCAAGTGGAATGAAACTCAAATTCCTGTTCGCCACGTCATCGAGCTAACTGACCAAAAACCAACAATCTGGCAGCGCACAGGAAAAGGTGACAAAACTCACTGGATTCTCTTTCTCAAAGCTTAACCCTCCCCCATCTATCTACTGAGGTAACCTGGCGAATAGCCCACAGGTTCGATTCCCATTGGAGACGCACTTATGCAACATCACCTGCAGCCAGACTCGCTGGTTGACCTGAAATTCATCATGGCCGATACTGGCTTTGGAAAGACCTTCATCTATGACCGAATCAAAGACGGCACCCTGCCGAAAAGTAAGCTGATACATGGCCGCGCCCGCTGGCTATATCGTGACCACTGCGAATTCAAAAACAAGCTCCTGAATTGCCTGAATGGGTAAATGCGCGGGTAAAAACAAATACACTCCTGAAATATCCCTTCCTAATCAACCCCCTGCCATACTAATTCGATGTATGCAGGGGACACCATTTTCCTGTCCTGTCGCCCTACGCAGTAGTTCGCAAAAACCCTTTTAAACTCAAGATCCATCTAAATGACCCGTTCATAGTGGTTTGTTGCATCCGCGCTCCGCAACAGGCTGGTTTGGCTATAGGATTATATTTACATGAATAAATTTATCAGGTTTGTATTTATTCTTTTTTACCTGCTGGGCATGATGGCCATTTATTTATCCACGGTGGATAAATATGATGTTATCTATGATATGGACCCAATGATCCATCAAGGATCATTGATTAACAACAGTAATAATGGAAAGGTTATTTCTGGTGTAATTCTATTTTTGATCTTGATATCCCAGATGACCTTTTTTTACTTTGAAAAATCGAGAAAATGGAAATGGGCAACAGGGATCATGACAGTAATAGCATGCTTCCTTTTTTTCATTAGATAA